CTCCTGCAGGACAGCGTATTGCTGCCGGGCCTGATCCAGCATCTTCGTACCGGCGTCTTCTCGGTAGGGCTTCGGATCAGCCTCCTTGTAAGCTGAGTTGTCCCGGATCGACTTGTAAGTCGCCTCTTCCTCTTCGGCGGATATCTTGTGTCCACCCTCTCGGGCCGCTGTAATTCGTTGCTGCGCTTTTTCCAGCGCCTCGTTCATCTTTTTGGTTTTCGACCAGTTCGCTTCCTGATCCTTCTGGAACTGGGCAAAGGCCTCGTTGCCTTTCGCACGGATCTGCGCTTGGCGGCCTTCCTCCTTGGACTGTTCGGCGGTAGCGTCACGAGCTTTTATCAGCAGCTTGAGTTTGTCCTGAAGGACGCGTGTCGATTCGCTGCCATCAAAATACTCGGACAAAAAGCCAGTCTTGCGCCCCTCCAATATTTTTTGTGTATTAGCGATCTGTTCTTCAATGCTCTGATCCCTGCCCACATTGAGCATCGAATCCCATGCATTTTTTGCGGTATCTGAGACATCCTTCCACGCTTTCTCAAGCGTTCCAAGATTCGCTTTGATCTTGGCACTTCTCTCGTCAAGGGCTTCGGAAAAAGCTTTCATGGCAACGGTCGCTGCACCCTGTGTATCACCCTGCTTTTCAAGGGCGACTATCTGCTCGTAGGTACTGGCGGTCAGATAATTCATAGACTCAGTTAGGGCGACCGATGCCTTGACGGGGTCCTTGGCAAGTTTCTCAAACTGGGCAACAGTCTCGCTGGTTGCCTTATCGGTAGCGTCCTCCATGTTGGCCGCTGACTTGGCGATCATTTCAAACGCAGCGACCGGAATTTTTGTTGAGCCTGCGAGCTGGGCGAGAGTTGCTGCCGCCTCATGAGTTGTGCCGTTTACATCTGCGACAGCTTTAGCGATAACGCTCAACTGTCCTGCTGACGTGCCAGCAGTGTTGCCGGTCATGATTAGCGCCGTGTTATAGGCCGTAGCTTCTGAGCTGCCTTGCTTGTAAGCAACGGCCAAGGCAGCTAGTGCGGCCGCAGCCGCCAAAGAGGCACCGACCATAAGGCCGAGACCGCCAGTAACAGGAACGCTTGTGACTCCGAGCGCAGCGGCAGCCTCCTTGGCGTTCTTTGCTGCATCGGCGGCAGTGTTTGCGCCCTCGGCCATGCCTCCAAGGCTTTCCCCTGCCGCATCAGCACCTTCCGCGGCAGCCTTGCCGTTCACGGCAATGCCACCCAACGCAGCGCCAACCGCCTCCACACCAATAGGTGCAGCGCCTGTGAAGGCCGACTTGATCTTCGCGCCAAACGCATCAAGCGTCGGACCTACACCACCGAATGCATCTTTGATCTGACCACCTTGCTGGATCAAAACCATTAAGGGGTTCTGCCCGCCGGCAAGGCTGGTGAAAATGTCTGTGATCTGCGCCGGAAGCTGACGGAACGCCGCAGTTGTCTGCGCGGCAGTTACACCCGTTTTGCGCACCACATCATCTGTGCGACTGAGGGCGTCGCGCTGGGCGTTCAGCTTGTTCAGGTAGTCCGTGAAGTCAGTCTCATCTAGCCTGTTGGCTTTGCGATGGGCGCGCAACTGCTCTTCCATCTTGTCGAGACGACCGTAAGCGCCGACTATAGGGTCAATCTTTCCGAGCAGAGAATCCAGCTGATTACCCTGATATGCGGCCTCTTTGGTTGTGGACTTCAGCGAGCGCTGCGCCCGGTCCATACCAGCCTCGAAGCCACCTGTGTTTGCGATCAAATCGACGGTTAGTTGGCCGAGGCTATCAACTGCCATACTTTTCTCCAGGCATAAAAAAACCGCCCGTAGGCGGTTTCACAAAAGTGGTGTTTCTTCTACTCAGGATCGGTATTCAGGTCGGCACCGCAATGCTTGCACCTGACAGCTTCCATCTTCACCACTTCAGCGCAAAATTGACACTTCTTGTGGTTTTTGGAAAAACCATCCCGAGCGGCGTTTTGTATGTCGTTGGGACGAAACACAGCAATGAAGATGCCGCCTACAGCACCCACGAGTGCGCCCAAGCCGGCCGCCATTGAGTTCCCACGGGTAACTTGTGCAGCAACAAACATCAGCACAGCAACGCAAAAGGCGCTTATAAAGAAATGGTAAGTACCGCTGTTACCCCTCTTCACTGCGATTGCCGAAGATATCAGGCATAGCACGCTACAAAATATAAATCCCAAGATCGGTTCCATTGCCGCCTCCATTTGAATGAGCGCAATCTAACATTCATCTGAGGGCCAGCACAGCCTCATGCAGGCTGCCCGGCCTTGAACATCTTGGTTAGCAGCTGAAGCGCTGCTTGCGGATCATCTTCTATCTGCTCCTCTTTGGCCTGGCCATGCTTCGGCAGGAAGTCCGAGTACTTCGCCTTGCCGCCTCCCGACCAGTTCACCATCATCGACACCAAAGCGAAGCCGTGATCCAGGCGCTCGCCGATGTGCAGCGAGCCGTTGTTCTGCTCAAAGTCCTTCCAGTCGAGCGCCTCGGTGTAGCTCAGGTTCGCTTTGGCTTCCGCGATGGTTTTGCCACCAATGCCTGCGAGGACGAGTCGGTGCCAGAACTCGTCAACGGCTTTTTTTCTTCCGGCGCTCGTGGCTTGTTCACATTGCCGATGGCAGCAAATAGCGCGATGGTCAACTCCGCACTGAGCTGGCCGCGGCCTTCTTCCGCATTGCCGAGAACGTCCTCGACCGTGAAGATGGGTTCACCATGCTCGTTGCAGATGAAGTTGGCGATGCGCGACGCAATCATGTCTTGATTGCTGTGCTGGTCCTTCCACTCCTTCGTGACGGTCTCGTAAGAGGCCATCCGGACAAACACCTCACCCTTGTGCTCTTGCCCGCCTGAGTGCCAGACGATTTCCTGCTTCACCGGCTGGCCAACAAACGAGCCGGACGCTTTGAGGCTCTCGATGCTCAGAATCATTGCGCTGCCACCTTCGCAATCAGCACTGGCTCACCGGAAATCTGCACGCCGATGCTGGACTTGACTACATCGTTCTGCGCGAACGAAAACGGGTAGCTGCTCATATGCCCGCGAAAGGTCAGCCAGGTGCGAGTTGGTGGCAGATCAAAGCTAGGCACATTACCTACGTTCGTCACAGTCGGGGGGATGCCTGCGCCATCAGTGCGACCATCGGACCAGCCGATTGCCCAGTCGAGCTTAAGGCCCTGAGTCTTCAACTGATGCATGCGGACGTGGACTGGGTCGCGTGGGTCGGTGTTGATGCCGAAAGTCGCTGTGCCCGGAGTGGAGAGGCCTGGCTCGTATTCCCGTGCGGAATCATTGAGGCAGGTGGTCTCAATTTGATCAATGGCCGAGTCAATACCGTCGATCGAGGTCACGCAGCTGACGAAAATCAGCGCGCCACCAACAGGGTCGATCGCGTAAAGGTCAGTGCCTTGGGTTTTAATGGACAATCTAAGCTCCTCGACTTCGCTTGAAGTCTTTCATGCGGGCATAAAAAAACCCGCTCAAGGCGGGCTGATTTGGGGTTTTGGGCTATCGCTCGACGAGCCAGGCAACATCAAAGCTGCTTCGGTAGTTGAGGGTCTGGGAGTCTTGCGACTCACCATTGAAACTGCTGATGTTGCAATGCAGCTCGATCGCAAATCTAATTGCTTCGGCTGCTCGCCTGGATGCGTCAGGCGTATCACCGTAGACATCAATTTGAAGTCGGTGCGAATCAATATCCGCCCGCCCGGATAGTCGGTTTAACGGTCCACCGGCGATTAACTGCCAGACCGCATACGGCTTCGCCACATCTTTAGGAGCAGTGCCGAACGGATAAAGCCTTGTAGGATTGATCCCGAGGACATCCCTGACGCCAGGATCTGCGGCGCACACCGCGAATATAGGGGCGTACATCAGGTCAGTCCGAGTTTAAGAAGCTGGTATTTAGCTGAGCTAAGGAATTCGCTGAAAACTGCCTCACGGTTGTTCTCAAGTGCTGGACGAACGAACGGGTGTGCTCGCGCGTTTTCGG